CGCCGAAAGGATTGAGGGTTCGATTCCCTCCATGTGCACCCACGAGTAACGAATATACGCGGCCAATGATCTTAAAAGTGCAGGCGAGACCCCTGCGATGATGCAGTTTGTCATGATCGTAGCAGGTAGAAAGTGAAAGTGGACATTCCCCTCGTCCCGATGGATTTCGGGCACTTCTCTACGAAAGAAGTTGTTGCAGTTCGATTCTGCACGAGGGGGCCAGCGAGTAACTGTTGCAAAAGAGATTAAAAGTAGACACGTGCGCATGGAGCTGTGGTGCGGTCCCGCGATAAGCGTAATCTTCGTGAAAGTGAAAGCTGAAGTGAGGGAACAACCCTCACCCATCTCCTCGTAATTCAGTGGTCAGAATGCCTGTCTTCGAAACAGGACGCCGCAGGTTCGAATCCCGCCGAGGAGACTAGGTGTATAATAACAGCATGTATAACAGCGCAATGATTACGACTCCTGAGACTGTCGGAAACATCTTTGAAGCACATCGAAACAGGCATGGAAATACTGTGCCTCTCGTCGCAACTTCTGGGGGATGCGATCCGTTGCATGTAGGCCACGTTCGCTGCATCGGTGGAGCGTCAATGCTAAAAGGCAAGGACGGACTCCTCGTCGTCATCGTCAATGGAGATGGCTTCCTAAAAAGAAAAAAGGGTTACGCCTTCATGGAACTTCAGGAACGAATGGAACTCATCGCATCGATCAGAGGGATCGATTATGTCGTCCCGTGGGATGATGGAACACAGTTCGTCTCAGGTGCGATTGAGATCATGAAACCGAACATCTTCGCAAAAGGTGGAGATAGGTCGATGGCTGAAAATGTCCCAGAATACGAATGCTGTGTGAAGAACGCTTGTGCAGTCGTCTTTGGGATCGGCGGGACAGAAAAAGTTCGTTCGAGTTCAGAGTTGATCGCTATGTACCAGCGACCTCTGAAATGATATATTTAAAATGTATGGGCGGATGCTGGAATTTGGTAGACAACGAAGATTTAGATTCTTCGGAGAGCAATCTCGTAGGGGTTCGAGTCCCCTTTCGCCCACAACGGCCGCGTGAGACAAGTAACAGACTGTATCCTTCAAGGTTATAAGTGAAAGTGCGACGCGATCTTATGCCTGTAAAGCCAAATGGCTCGGCGACTGTCTCATACGCAGTTTTAAGTGAGTTCGATTCTCACTGCAGGCACAAATGAAATGATGCAAGGAACGTAAGAAGTCATGTGGGCAACAAAATACATCGAACAACTTCAGAACGGTGAAACGATCAAGTTCAGGCCGCACGGAAATTCCATGCAACCTAGGATCGAATCAGGACAGCTTGTCACTGTCGTGCCGGTCAATCGAGAAGTGATCATCGGTGATGTTGTCTTGTGTAAGGTCGATGGTCAACAATGGCTTCATCTTGTGACAACAATTGGTTCAGACGGACGCTTTCAGATTTCTAACAACAAAGGACACATCAATGGGTGGACCATGCTAAAGAACATCTTTGGCGTCGTCACCATAGTGGAACCGTGATGAAATTTTTCGTATACAGCAGATATGCAATCGAAGCGATCCAACCGCACGATGTGCCGCACATCATTGTTTCAATCAGCACGCCGCCTGATGAGGAAGCGAACATCAGAATGAATGACAAGACGTTGGGCATCTTGCGACTGTGGTTCTTCGACAGGGACACGCCAACGGGCGAGGCATCTAAAGATCTCGAATCATTCTTGTTCATGCCAACGCATGCAGACCAGATCTTAGACCTTGTCGCAGCGCATCCCACAGCAGAACACTTTATCGTGCACTGTGATGCTGGCATCAGTAGATCGTCAGCAATTGCTGCTGCGATTTCAAAGATCACGTGTGGTGATGACAGCGAATACTTTCATGGCTGTCGTTACCACCCAAACAGGCGTGTCTACAGGGGAATACTTGAAGCACACGCAAGGAGAACAGAGTAATGGAAACTGTCATCATAGAGATCAGGGCCGCAGAAGGCGGCGAGGACGCAAAATTGCTCGTCATTGACCAGCTTCGTGCCTATGTGAAGGCCGCGGAGCGGAGGTTTCTTTGAAACTGAGCTGTTAGACGAAAGGCCTGGACTCGTTTCAGTGTCATTTTCTGGCGCTGGTTCGAAAGAACTGTTCTCGATGGAGGGCGGCGGTCATCGATGGCAGCGCGTTCCTCCCACTGAAAAACGTGGTAGGATGCAAACGTCGACAGTGACAGTCGCTGTCCTAGATCCGGATCAGATCGTCGGTCAGGCGCTCGATCCAAAAGACGTCCAAATTGAGACGATCAGGGGATCAGGTCCTGGTGGGCAAAAACGCAATAAGACAGAGAGCTGTGTCGTTGCAACACATGTTCCAACAGGCCTCACTGTCAAGATCGACATGCGTTCGCAGTTCCAGAGCAAAGCAATGGCAATGAAGGTGCTCGCTGGTCGATTGTACAACGCCGAGAGCGAACGTTTGCAGGCTGCAAAAGATGCCGTCAGGAAAAATCAAGTCGGCAGCGGAATGAGGGGCGATAAGATTCGCACTTATAGGTCGCAAGACAATCAAGTGACAGACCATCGAACAGGTCAGAAATTCAACCTCAGTAAATGGTTGAAGGGTGAATGGTGATACAAACCGTTAGCGACGGTGTAAAGTTGGTCGATGTCGATCCTAATAAAGCTATTTGCACTGTCATTGTCGTTCATGAGCATGCTCGGAATTTCAATACCATTGCTAACACCCATAAATGCACATGTGAAACATGAAGTTGTTGAGACACCTCTCACTGAGATTCAGTTGATGAGAGTTTTGAAAGATTCACACATAATCGTGTTTGGGAATGAACCATCGGATCATCGCCTCACGATGGCATGGGCTCAGGTTGCATTTGAAAATGGCCGCGGAGCATTGACGGTCAATCACAACATCGGAAATACATGGATGGGACCTGATGCTCCATACTATGTCGTTGGTGGGAATCAAAAGTATCGTTCATTCGCTACCTTCGAAGAGGGTGCAAAGGCATATTGGATCACTATCAAGAGTTGTGGGCCGGCAACAAGGGCGTTCGAATGGGGTTCTGCGAAGGTGGCAGCTGAAGCGCTCAAGGCGTGCAATTATTATGATGCTGACATTGATGCATATGCCGCGGCCATGGGTTCACTGTATTACAATGCAAAAAAGTTGCTTCCTGAACTGAATGGAGGAAAAGATGGCGGAAGTTATTGACAGATTTGTGGGTGAGTTTTCATTCCTTTCAAACTTTCATCCCTCTACAATTGTCGTGAGCGGGAAATTCTACCCTAGCGTTGAACATGCATACCAAGCGATGAAGACGTTCGATGCTACAACACACGAGACGATCAGAAAAGCAAAGACACCCGGCGAAGCAAAAAAATTGGGCCGATGTGTCACATTGAGACCAGATTGGGAACATGTAAAAATTGATCTGATGCGTTCACTCGTCAAGAAAAAGTTCGAAAATCCACTTCTTCGTGAGATGTTGCTTGCGACAGAAGACGTTCCACTCGTCGAAGGGAACAATTGGAACGATTGTTTTTATGGCGTTTGTCGTGGAAAAGGCACTAATTGGCTCGGCAAGATCCTTATTGAAGTTCGCAATGAAATTAGGGCCGAAGTCGCCGCCGAGAGTGTAATTGACGACAAATTTGTGATATGATGGTATCATGAAGACGATCGCTATCGCTATTTTCTTGGCAATCTCTTTCTCGGGGAATTCGCAGACGATTGCTTCGCCTCTCGATTGTGAAAGCATTCACGATCCCGATGCGCGGAACTATTGTCGGGCGATCTCGAAACACGATAAGAGTTACTGTTCTTTCATCAAGTCACATGATCTCCGAGCTCGATGTCGAGCTGAGGTAAAGTGAATAGTTATCGATATGCACATGTGGCGGAACTGGTATACGCATACGCCTCAGAAGCGTACGCCGTGAGGATTGAGGGTTCGACTCCCTTCGTGTGCACCATGCTACAAGTAACTCTGACCCGTACGTCAGAAATTCAGCAAATAACGCGTAAGTGAAAATAGCATATCTCCTCGTAGTCTAGCGGACAAGGCACCACTTTCCTAAAGTGACGACGAAAGTCATCGCAGGTTCGATTCCTGCCGAGGAGACTAAAGAAAATGTGTTCTCATGACCATAAGCGATTTATGTTCACAATTGACACAGATGAAGAAGATCAATTTACAGTCGACTTATACGACGCTGAAGAACACATCGGTTATGTGAACGTCGTCAGAGCACGAGTTCGTGTCTGTAAAGGCAGCACTTACATTTGGGAAACGCACTCTCGTCTCAATGAAAAATATCACAAGACGGGATTAGGAATTTGCATGTATGCTGAGGCAATCAGACATGCAAAAAAGAGTGGTTATACGATCACGTCATCGCGGGCGCCGAGCGCGCAAGCCCAGCGCCTCTGGACGTCAAAGACGCTAAATTCGATGTTTTCAATCATACGTTTTCACTTTCGCTGGTGGGTAAAATGAAAATTCTAGTGACTGGCGATAGAAATTGGGATGACTATAACATCGTCGCTGAAGCACTTAGTGCGTTGCCACCCGGAACGATCATCGTGCACGGTGCTTGTCGTGGTGCTGATGTCATTTGCGCAGAAACAGCAAAAGAACTTGGATTCATCGTTCGATCATATCCTGCTGATTGGAAGCGTTTCGGTCGGGCGGCGGGCCCGGTCAGAAATAAGCAGATGCTCACTGAAGAAAACTTGTCTCATGAACCTATCAATTTCGTCTATGCGTTTCACAATGATCTCAAAAATTCTCGTGGGACAAAGAATATGCTCAAGCAAGCAGAATCTTGCGGCGTTCGCTATCGACTTTTCTCATCTCCTCGTAGCATAACTGAATAACGCATCCGCCTCCGACGCGGACGATTGTGAGTTTGAATCTCACCGAGGAGACCAACTGTGTAATCTTGATACCTGACAAGGTATAGTAAAATTCAGAGGCGAAATAATGGTCAAGCGTATTGGTGTTCTAACGAGTCTTATCGTGTTGAGTTCAACGTTGATTGCATGTGGATCTGATCACGGAATCGATCCCGGTTGGGAAAATGACGTGGGAGCCGATGTCGCTCGTGACTCTGGTCGTGATAGTGGGCGAGATTCCAGAATGACAAGCGTTGACTCTGGTCCTGCGTGCATTCAAAACGACGACAAGTGGCAACAAGGCGCAGGGTGCGGTGAAATCGCGGCGCCGATCCTATACCACAGTGGTGAGGTGATGAAAAATGGTGCAAACGTTTATTTTGTCTGGTATGGTGACTGGAAGGATAGCTCCATCCCAACAATTCTCGAAGATCTCGCAAAAAACATTGGAAACACCCCTTACTACAATATCAACAAAGGATATTTCGAAAATTCCTCTATTGAAGTAACCGGGAATGCTGGCGGATTTCCTGTCTATGTCTCTGGGCGCGTCACATTGATCAGAAGTATCACTGTGGGATACACTCATGGAAAAAATCTATCAGATGAAGATGTGAAGGCAATTGTTGATGACTCAATTAACAGTGGCGAACTTCCGTTTGATTGGGACGGAACATACTTCGTAATGGGTTCGAAGAAAGTTCAGCAGCATAGTGGTGGTTACACATTTTGTGGCAGTTATTGTGGCTGGCACGATCATGGAAAATTGATGTATCGTGGAGATCCTGAACGTGTGATTGATCTCAAATACTCATTTGTTGGAAATCCCGACCAGTGTCTTCGTGATTGCACCATTTATAGTAATGAACGTGCACATGGAATTGAAGTGAGTCCAAATGGTGATTGGGCGGCTGATAGCATGGCGTCAGTCTGGGCTCATGAATTGAGTGAAATGGTGACTGATCCGTATCTTACGGCATGGTGGGATTCATATGGTTGGCAGAATGCTGACAAGTGTGCATGGACATTCGGACAAACGTATTGCGCCGCGAACGGCGCCATGGCGAATGTCAAGATCGGCGATCGAGACTATCTCCTTCAACGCAATTGGGTAAATGACCCTGTGTGCGGTCGATGTGACATGAAACCGTGATGAAATCGTTTTTTCTAATCATATGTTTGATATCATCAGGTTGTTTCCTGAGGTGGGATGTCCCAAAGACACCTCGTCGAGATCCTTGCACAGGTGCAGTGTCTGAGACCTACGTATACATGGCAACCTGTGAAACGCCTCAAGTCATTCAAATTCGTCCTCATCATTGGCATGATCATTATTGAATTGTCATGCATTGTGATTAAAATTGACGGAACCGTCCCACCAGGAGTGTATATCGAGTCAAAATGGGATTATCCTAGTACTACCAAAGGCAATGACGCCGGAGGAAATGAGTCGGATCAACGTGAAACGTTGAAGTGAAGGCAATATCATGGTTGGACTAACCAGAGGTCGAAAAGAGAATAACGTGCGGCGCTACCCGGGCAAGGGCGGGAGCAAGCACAATCCTGTGCGCATCGAAGAGCGATGCAAGGAAGCGAAGGAGCGCCTTGAGGCATGGCAGAAGATGTCGCCTCAAGATCAGCTTGCAACGCTTGATCGCAGGTGCGGAAGCGGAAAAGGCGCTGCAAAGCAGCGTGCTCGAATCGCAGCAAGGATCAAAAGTCCCAATGCGAAGGTTGCAGTCGTCGAGCAACCCGTACAGAGCGCAGAGCACAAGCAGAAGGCCAAGGAGCGTCGTGAGCTGAACAGAAAAGCTCGACATCAGTTCGAGTAAGCGAGGACATGGATACTTAAATCTGTACCGTCATGGTACAGGTGACAGAGATGAGTGAGCTGGTGAACACGCTTGTATGACATGCAAGTATCGAAGGGTTCGATCCCCTTATCTCTGACAAGAATGAAAATAGAAGTGAGGTCAAGCAATGTCATCAGAACCAATGCCATCAGAACCAAAGATGGTCATCGTCGTCCGCCGCGACTTAAACATGAGGAAGGGAAAAGTTGCTGCGCAAGTAGCGCATGCATCGATGAAGTTTCTCATTGATAACAATGAGTCAGAACGCGGAGACGAAGTCATCGTCAAGCTGTCAAATGCTGAAGCGATGTGGCTCTCGGGATCATTCACAAAGATCGTCGTGTCTGTCGATTCAGAAGACAAACTAAAAGACCTCATGCTACAGGCACAATTGAGCGACATTGAGGTGCACCCGATTGTCGATGCCGGAAGAACGGAATTCAACGGAGTGCCAACATTGACATGTGCAGCGTTCGGCCCGTGCGATGCAGACCTCCTAGATGAAATTACAGGTGACTTGAAACTGATGTGATGAAAGATGGCCGATTGGTGTAATGGTAGCGCGATCCCCCTACACGGGATAAGCGTGGGTTCGATTCCCTCATTGGCTACAAATGGAAACATACTCAAGTGGTTTACGAGACCCGATTGCTAATCGGGCGGGTGTAAGAGCCCCGGAGGTTCGAATCCTCCTGTTTCCGCAAAAAGAATAATTTAGTGTTAACGCTCCTAACATATCTTGGTGTGATGTACGTTCTTTGGTTATGCTTGTGCGGAGCATTGTTTGTTCACTACAACAACTGGGGTTGGAAGAAGGACGAATCGGGTGACAAGTTGTTGATCATAGCATACCTCCCGTACTATCCTTTCGCTTGGACATACCTGAACACAAAAGATTTGCTCGAATTTATTGGTGAAGCGCTCGGCGCGCCGGATGAGGATCTCGGAACATGGTTGAAATGAAGTGTCCGAATTGTCAAGCTCAGATCACGATGTATGAAGCACCGTATTTGGGTCCATCTCCCAACGACGGATGGCCATGTTTGTTCTGTCAACAAATGGTCTGCATGTACTGTTACACAGACCACACGTATGATAAGCATCCCGAGAAATATGGCATAAAATCAGACGGTGGAAACAGCAAGAGGAAAAAGAAGAGACACCAGAAGTGACCTGAGGGACCGTCACGAGCACGGAAGATTGGCCGAGTGGCTTAAGATGGAAGGTTTGGAACATTGGAAAGTCAGACAGTTTCGAAAACTGTTGTGTGTTTTAAAACATACTGGGCGTTCGACTCGCTCACCTTCCGCTGAAGAAGAATACGTAATATCATGTGCTACATGTGCTTAAAGAATAATCCGTTCGATGCTAGCGATAATTCGTCAACGCCTCAATACAAGCGAACGAGGGCGTTGGAATTGAAACGCTTGATCAAAGAATTCGAAGACTTTGAAAATAAGTGTGTTAATACCGTTGAAGCGATCGAAGCCTTGAAAGAGGAACAGTACAGATTATCTCGAGACCTGTGAATTACAAGACAGTCTTGAATCTCTCGCCGACGATGAGCGCCTGACTGTCATGATGAAATCTCGTAGGTGTGTTCAACCTCGCATAAAATTGTTCACGTAATGCGTCGCCAGTCTCAGCATGGTATGCATTTTGGTTCGTATATGTTCGTGTTCGTTGCTGGTGCCGTGCCTGGCACCTGTCAAAGTCCATGTAGTGTGTATCGATAAGAACACAACCCGTTGATGGAACTTTTCTGTACATCTTATCAACATAGTGATAACCACGTTGAAATTGGGGCGGTGACTTGAATATGAGCGTGTTATCCCATTTCGGGATACGAATCCAGTTCTTCCTTTGCGAAAGCCACAGTTTATCGAGCTCAATTGCGGGTTCAGAGTTTAGGTCTTGGATCAATCCCCAGCCCTCAAATGTTACGTTCAATTCTTGTGGTGTTGAAAGAAATTTCTCGTACATTTGTTGCATGCCATGAGGATAGATGATGGGATCAGCGATCAAAAAATCATCTGCCTCAACGAATGTGACACACTTGTACGATTGTAGCAACGTTGCAATACGAACGCCTACGATGGGTGCAAGTGAATTTGCTCCGCTATTTTGACCCAATCCTGTGAGTTTTTCAACGTGCATACTCGGGTCGATAGAATCGAGAGATCCATCTGTTGAACCATCATCAATGATGTAAAAATCTTCAGGCGCAAATAATTTTAGATAATAAGTGAACCATTGAGGAAGTATCGCACCTTCGTCGCGCACAGTTGTGATGATGCACTTATCTTTCATGGACTAAATAGCTTCGCATCAGTGATTTGGAAGGGTGGCTGAGAGGTCTAAGGCACCGCGTTGGAAACGCGAAGGATCGTCATTGATCCCGCAGGTTCAAATCCTGTTCCTTCCCCGAGTGTACTATCGTGTGAGAGATGGTATAGTTAAGATAGTAACGCAGATGTAATTCAGTGGTAGAATGCAACGTTGCCAACGTTGACGTCGAGGGTTCGAACCCCTCCATCTGCTCCACGTCACCAGTAACTAGTAAGTGTTGATTTTCTAAATTGACACAATTTGAATAAGTTGAACTATGTTGAAGGTGAAAGTGACGTGATTTGCGAACATGGCCCAAAGGTACGGCACTAGTTTTCCAAACTAACGGAGAAATCCATTGTAAGTTCGAGTCTTACTGTTCGCTCTGATAAACATAAAATTGATGATGCAATTAAACGAAACAACGTTACGTTGATTATACTTGAAACTCTTAAAACTATTACAGAGTTCACATTAGAAAATCATGTCGTCAGAAAAGAAACAAATTCGGCAGCAATTTAGGGATGCCGTGTTTCATCGTGATGGAAATGTGTGTCGAGTATGCAGAGCAGGAAGCTATGCCCTTGATGCTCATCATATCACTGATAGACACTTGATGCCCAATGAAGGCTATGTCAAAGAAAATGGCATCAGCCTATGCCCTACGTGCCATGAAAAGGCAGAAGTGTTTCATAACACAGGCGTCGCTTTGCCACATTGGGAACCCGAAAATTTGTACGTGATGATCGAATCTTCATACGAAGAAGCGATTGAAGCATCAAAGAGGCTCAAGTGAAGAAAAATAAGCGACGAAAGATGACACAAGAGCAGGTTGATGCAATCAACAGGAGACGTGACCTCACAGAAGGAACGAACCTGAGCTTCGAACATCCACACAAGCGATTGAAACTCGATGAAAATGGAAGACCCATAGAGGTCGACGTGATCACCGACATGAGATGGTAAAGAAAGAACGTAAGTTGTCAGAGTATACTGAAGAGCGTGAACACAAACGATCTTTGCGAGGCAGCAGAGAAAATGCGTATGACAAAGAACATGGAAATGTCCATGAAGTCGAGAACATCGTGAAACACTATCCATCAATTTCATATGCAACTGAATGTCCGGTGCCCATTATTGCATTCGATAAGCTCGATGGAAGCAATATCCGTGCAGAATGGTCGAACAAAAAGGGTTGGTACAAACTCGGCACTCGAAAGAGATTGGTCGACGAGACTGATCAATTGTTCGGCCGGGTTCCTGAATTGCTTACAAGTGGAATGGGGGATGCATTGAGTGAGGCCCTTCATGAGGCAGGATATGACCGTGCAATGTGCTTCTTTGAACTACACGGAATGTCGTCTTTTGCAGGCATGCACGATCCAAAAGATCCGACGTTAAAATTGACACTCTTTGACGTTGCACCCTTCAAACAAGGGATTCTCGAACCAGAGAAGTTCATTGAATTATTCGGTCATCTCGACGTTCCGGCGATCTTGTACCGCGGCGAAATCAATGAGGAATTCATCGAACAAATTCGTTCAAGCACCCTTCAGGGCATGACGTTCGAAGGCGTCGTCTGCAAAGGAAAGAACAACAAGAAGACAAAGATGCCGATCATGTTCAAGCAAAAGAGCCGTGCCTGGCTCGATAAATTGCATGAATATTGCGGCGACAATGCTGAACTATTTAGAACATTGAGGTGAGGTGTTTGTATAGTTCTATATGCATCCGCTCGTGGATCTGGTTGATCCAGAAGTGCTTATAACGCTTCGAGCCTGGTTCGATTCCAGGCGGGCGGACTCAAATGATGTATAACTTCACTAAGAGCTGAATGTGAAAAAGATAAGCATCAAGTTGCAGTCTGGATCGCTGGGACATACGTTCATGCTATTCGCAGATCCGGAGACATTATATGTTTGGTTGAAGAGCAGTTCTGATCACGATGATGTCCCGTCAACAAAACTCGAATTGGGCCCCGGCGAGTTCATAGAAGCAGAATGGCGCGGATGTGAGTATGTGTATGAGGACAACGGAAACATTCTCAAGTTGAACCTCATTAGATTGGCAAAAGCATCACCAACTCAGAATGCATCTGGTGTGTTGGCGAACATCGCCTACGGTTGGGTGACTGACGACATCATTCCCATGATAGATTACTCAGACTCTGACATCGTTATCAGACGCCTGACGTCACAAGGAGAGATGAAACTCGATCTTCCTGCGATGTTCCAGGACGATGAAACAGAGCCAGAATCACTTTGAAATAGCGCGGTGCACGATGTGCCGTGCAATGATCTTCACGTTTGGATGCTTTGCCTGAAGGCGTTTGACTGCTGCAACGTGTTTTGAAGAGTCATCAAAGAATTCAATGACGTCCAGACCGTCACTGACGATCTTCCTGTCGATCCAATCGGCTTTTGCTTGTGGATTTGCATCATTGAGTGCAATGACTTCAACATCAGGATAACCTGCATCATCGAGGAATTGTCTAATCGGCTCTGCGATGCTGCGGGCAGTCAAGATGACAAGACCCGCCGGACCGTGTTTTGAATATACGCTATCGAGTATCTTTCCCGTCCATTTGATCGCGCGTGGATTGATCAGTTTCTGAAAGTCTGTGTAATCAAATTTGTCGCCCTCTTTGGGTTTATACATCGCAAACTCGCCGGGTGTGAGAGCAAATTCTTCACCTTGGGCATCAGTGACGTACACCATCGAATCAGTCTTCACCAACGTGTCATCAAAGTCAAATATGCGAAGTTTTTTCGAACCCATTGCCTCGAGGACGAGCTCCTTGATGTACTTCTTGAGGAGTTTAGCCTTGAACTGCATAGTTGATCGTACAACTTGTGCGTGCAGTGTATTGTACAACTTCACCATGGTATATTCATATCTAGGTACCAAATGGAACTCATTGTCAAGGACTATCTGAAGTCACACACTCTTCGTGAACTCGAAGAAGAGCATGGTGTCAATTCACGACCGAATTTGGCGATGGATAAGGTATCATTAAATTATGATATGATCACAGTCAAAAATGATGATGCCCTTGCGGCACAGTGTCGTGGCCTTGTGATCAGGATTGATCCCGCGTTGACGAAGAAAATGCTCCACGACGTTGAAAAACAAATTGACGTTCCCAAGGCACGCTGGCGAGACAGAGTGATCGGCGACATTGAAGTGCTCGCTTGGCCAATGAATCGCTTCTTCAATCACGGTGACTCATTCGGTGCTGTCATTGATTGGTCAGATCCCGGGCTTCGTGTTTACGAGAAGCTCGATGGAACGATGATCGTTGCATATTGGGACCCACTGTACATGCGATGGTTTACGGCGACGCGATCGGTCCCTGAAGCCGACTTGCCGATCAACAAAGACAGCATGGAATTGGGTTCGACGACCTTTTCTGACTTGTTTTTTCAGGCACTTCGCGCTACTCGTGAGGCGAACTCAGGTGTTTCGATCGACTGGGCTGTCGCTGGCATTGACAAAATTGTTCATCTGAACAAGGAACTGACGTATGTTTTTGAATTGACGACGCCTTACAACCGCGTTGTCGTCAAGTACGATGAACCAAGGGTGACTCTCTTGGCTGCACGTCACACGCTTTCAGGCAAAGAAATTGCAATCGAAACGCTTCGCCTCGAACACGTTCAACGCCCGAAGACTTGGCCTTTGCGCAGTGCTTCTGCAATCGATGCATTTGTCAATGCGGCTGATCCTGCACAGCTTGAAGGTGCTGTGGTCGTTGATTCTCACTTCAATCGCCTCAAAGTGAAAAACAAGGCATGGGTCCTATCATCGAAGGCAAAGGACATGGTCACAACCTCTCGCAGGTCTGCACTCGAATCGATCATCCTTGGAACGATCGATGACGTGTATCCTCTCATCGCAAAAGATATCGCAGAGATGCTTCAGAAGATGGCGTCTGACTTTAGCGAATACATCGTGAAAGTTGACAAAAACTTCATCGAATGGAGGAACCTCGCAAACGGTTCACGCAAAGAGTTCGCCATGAAAGTCATGGACTCGGGCGACTGGACGGCGCCGTATTTCAACTTGTGGGAGAATCGTGCTGAATCAGCTTCACAGTGGATTCAAAACATGGCAAAGGCCAACAAATTGTCCACGACGTCACTCGACACTATCCTCAAAAAGATTGGGCAGTAGCACTAACGTTCATGGCACGGGTTATTCTGTGGGCCTCACAGGGTCCTGTGTCCATGTCTCCATGCCTTTGTTATAGTGAGATCACAACTTAGGACCGATAGTTACAAATGGAGGCGGCATCATGATGATCGTAGTCGATATCCTTGGGGACGATGAAGATGTGAAGATCGTGGATGAAGTGGCCGACGAAGAGAAAGAAGCTCAGGCAGCGAAGATCGCTGCTTGGAAGCGAGAGATCTTGGAACGTGACAACCAAACGCAAGTTGTGCCCGTCGTCACACCAGGTTAGGGATCGGGCAATCCGATTCCTTGCTTGTATTGTGTACGTAGGTAAGCTGCACTTCTGACAACGCTATCTACCCTGACATCATCGATTTGGCCGTCAAAGAATTGGGTGCTAGTGTGTAGTCCACCTAGATCCCACGGTCCATGAGTTCCAAAATCGAGCGTTCCTGCTACGTTGGTTGTCGATGCTAGTGTTCCGTTGATGTAGAACATTCCATTATTTCCATCGTAAGTGAACGCTAAAAGCGTCCATGCATTCAACGGAATCTTGTAAATTCCCGTGATTGAAGGTTGATTGAGTGCCGCACCCACTGTGAAAGCGGGTGTCCATGCACCATCAGTTGTGTTATTGCTGAGTGAAAAATATAGCGATGTGAATGGGGTCGTCCACGTGGCGTCGTTCCTGTATCTCTTGTTGATGATCACCGCGCCGGCAGTATACGAACGCACCCAGACCCAACAACTCATTGTGCACGCAGACGTGCTTGGTTCCACGCTAGAATTTCCAGATGTCAATGATTGTGCAGCACCAAAGCTAACACAACTTGAAAATATTCCTGTGAAATCTGGTGTTGCTGATGCGACGCCTGCGGACAATGTCGGCCCGCCTGCCGCAGCATCATTGCCATACACAATCGTCGTATTGTCAAGTTTCCACCAAATGGTGCCATTTGCGTCTGTGGCTGTTATTCGAGGACCAATGACTCCAGTCACCCCAGTCGCACCATTGGGTCCTGTTGGTCCAGTCGCTCCTGTGACACCATTCGGACCAATTGCGCCCGTGGGTCCTGTGACACCGGTCACTCCATTGGGCCCAACATTTCCCTGTGGTCCTGTCGGACCAGTCGCTCCAGTGACACCCGTGAATCCTGCTATTCCCGCGGGCGTGACATCTTTAGGTGATGTGACAGTAGATGTTGGAATTGCGTTTGAAGCATATCCCAAGTTGACCAAGATGACTGAAATCGCATCAGGCTTTGATGTCACAGAATAATACCCGCCAGTTGCAATGTAGATCGTTTGTCCAGCAACCATCCATGTTGAATTTGTCACTGAAACAGTGACTGATGCTCCTGCATTTGGTTGAGTGTAACTTGCTGTTGTTGTTGTGAATGCATTTACGCCCGCGGGACCTGTGGGCCCTGTTGAACCTGTATTTCCAATCGGTCCAGTGGGACCTGTTGCACCGGTCACTCCATTTGGTCCTATGGGCCCAGTCGGACCTGTCGCTCCTGTTACTCCATTTGGTCCAATATTTCCTTGAGGTCCCGTCGATCCAGTGACTCCCGTAACACCATTTGGTCCTATAGGTCCTGTCGGCCCTGTCGCTCCTGTCACGCCGTTAGGTCCGACATTTCCCTGAGGCCCAGTTGGTCCCGATGCTCCCGTCGCTCCTGTGACACCATTTGGACCAATATTTCCCTGTGGTCCTGTCGGACCAGTCGCTCCTGTGACACCATTTGGACCAATATTTCCCTGTGGTCCTGTCGGACCAGTCGCTCCTGTGACACCATTTGGACCAATATTTCCCTGTGGTCCTGTCGGACCAGTCGCTCCTGTGACACCATTTGGACCAATTGCGCCCGTGGGTCCTGTGACACCGGTCACGCCGTTAGGTCCGACATTTCCCTGTGGTCCTGTCGGACCAGTCGCTCCTGTAAAACCTGTTGGTCCGTTTGGTCCTGTTGCACCGGTCACTCCATTTGGTCCTATGGGTCCTGTCGGCCCTGTCGGCCCTGTCGCTCCTGCCGGACCAGTAGCACCGGTAACTCCCGTAGGTCCAGGTGTTCCTGTAGGACCCGCAGGACCAGTTGCGCCTGTCACCCCATTTGCGCCCGCGGGCCCTGTGACACCAGTCACGCCTGTCGATCCTGCTGCACCTGCAGGACCAGTTGCCCCGGTAACACCCGGTGGGCCAACTCCTCCCGTCACACCCGTCACACCAGCTGCACCAGCGACGCCGCCAGCAGATGTAAAAAGTGTTCGCCATGTACCGCTAAGCCAATATACGCTAATGCTACCAAAATCATCAGTGATCGTTTTTGTTGATAGTGTGTCTATCAACGAATACGAAGTGATGTCAATCGGTCTGGTCGCAGCTGTGCCTGATCCGTCCTTTATGACGACAACTTGTCCATCGCGAGGTGTCGCAGGAAGATAGACGGTTATTCTTGCTGTCCCGAGAGTTGAATCTGCAATGATGCCAACAACTGTGTCATCAACAGAAATTTTGACTGTGCCTGAATTTGAGTTTTTTGCAATGTATTCCGTAGTGTTAAGTGACAAACGACCAAGTAGTTGAAGTTCTGACGGACTTCCCTTCACACCTATTTGAACATCACCTGGAAGCGCAACACGCGTGGCTTTGCCCGTGCTTGGATCTTTGATGAATACAAAGAACTGTTTATCAGTGTCTGTCTTAGTCGACATGTGCAGTCATAAATAGCCGCAACTGTCAGAGGGTGACGTTACCTAGTGCATCAGTTGTGATAGAAATCAAACTTGCGTTGAGTGCTGCTACGTTAATTGCTGGCCTGTTTGTTGAAATTCCATCAACATATGGAACAGAGGATGTTACTTCAAAGCTCAAGTTTTGTGACCATGTATTCTCAGGCTTTGTAAGCTTTCCCGTAAAATCAACAAATTTTACAATGACGGGTGATTGTTGGAGGCCCGGTTTTCCGTCACTATCAGCATCAGATGTGTAATATTTTGTGAACAGTCTTTGTTCAAGCATGTCGCGTAATTGACCGAATCTATCACGCCTATACGTACACTTACTATATGCAGGCAGTCCACTATACACTCCGTATTTCCATCCTCTAATGATGGGTGCCAGGCCCCAGACATTGGCTTTAGGCGCATTCAGTGATGGTGTCCATGCATATGAATGGAAATCACAATTGTGATTGCTGCCAAGTGTGATACCTGATTCATGCACAGTGCCGGTGAATTGCATGTTATTGACATCGCCAAATCCATACATTGCTTTTGTGATATCAACGGCGTTCGCAGAACCAGTGATTGCAAAACCACCCGGGAATGTGTCACGTATGTTTATGTCACAACCAATTCTATATCCGTATTTGGCGTCAGTTGCTCCAAAGAAATTGATGCCGGGTGCATCTACTAATCCTGAAAATACGAAGAAAAATCCGCTGACGGGAACTGGCACGATGGGCGTCGTTATGTTTGACTGTCCATCATACTGATAATCTACAATGAATGATTTTTCAATTGATGTCTGACGTGGAACAGCGGAATATCGAGGCTCGAACGGATATGCTTTTGCCCAATTTTTGTTTGAAAAGAGGTTCGTTATTAATGGGTCATCAAAGAAAATCCAACCGACGTCAGATGACGTAACAGAATCTAACGAACCTGGCCATCCTGTTCCTTTAGTTACCCTGAATATGCCCGTTCCATCAGCATTGAAACAACTGTTGATTGATGGCATCATTGAATCATAGAAGCGTTCACTTAGTGATGACACTTGAACAGTTCGCTGACCACCAACGAGTTCATACCATGGTTGTGATCTGAACGCAAGTGATGGATTTGTTTGAGCTTCATAACTCGTTGGAGCTTGACTTGGCATTGCCTGTACTCTAGAACGTAATTTGCTAAAGACGCGGCCGCGAGAACCCGTTACGAAGATCGGTAGGCCTGCCGCGTCTTTGCTGACTGTTAACATTGATCCTGTTATGAAATCATCATTCATCGATCCGAAGTATGTTCCTCTGTAGTTGACATCGAATTGATCAAGAACAGGATCGCTGCCAACAAAAATTTCGTGTACTGCATCAGACGCTAGAGGCTGATTCATTGTGTCATGAAATTCAGAATTTCCTCGCAACAAGCTACCATACAACGTGATATTGATCGTGCCCGTCGCGATTGAAATATCATGGCCAACAGTCTGACCAACGCTTGATGAGAAGTGTTTGAACCCACCAGCAGTTCCAGAAGCCATAAACAAATGAGGTCGAGTCTTTGCAATTCCCAATACTAGTTTGTCACCTGGGAATACCAGGTATGGTGATGGGACGCTGCTTCCCAACGGGATTGTTCCACATGCAATGTAATCGGTTCCCGTTGTCAATGCTTCTTGCATTTGTGTAGGAAGTTGTGAAAAACTTGAAGACACGTAGAATGGATTTTTGACAGTCCCAAATCTTAACACGTTTTGAGATGTAATGAATTCTTTTCCATACAGACTTCGTCCAGAAGGCTCAAATCCAGTTTGTGCTCTTCCCATTGCATCAATGTATGCTATGTCAATGAGTGTATTGATTCCTGATGTTTGTGTTGTTCGTGGAACAATTGTTGGAGATGTCAACAATTGTGTTATCAAGTCCCTTTGAGGAGGAGGAGAAGAACCCCCAATTTGTGTGTATTTTAACGTGACACCGTTCGATATCGCCGCCTCCATCTGAATCTTCACAGAACCAGTGAAATTGAATCCTACAATTGATGAACTAACAGGTGTTATGATTGCAGATGGTGTTGCTAATGATAGAAATCCCCGAGGTCGAAGTTGAAAAACTGTTCCGATAAGCGGATTGTCCCATGTTGCATATTGTGGAAAATTACTAAGAACAACATCAGAAAAATTATCACGTGAATGAGTAATCGTGCCTGTCATGATGATGTCACGATAGTATCCAGTTTCATTCGTAATCTGATTCATCAATGTGACGGTTATACCAGGTCCACCAACGTCAACTGATGCGTTCGCAGTAATTTCTAAAAATGATTCAGTGATATCTTGAAACCAACCATCACCAGCATTCATAGGAATTTCAACAACAGCTTTTTCAATCAAAAATGGTTGTGTTATAGGCAATATGATGCATTGATCATTGCTTGCGTCATAATCAGCATTTTTTGTGACGCTCTTTGGATAGTTGTCAGTCAATGCCTCAGTTTCATTGATCTGTGTGTATTCACGACCCATGTTTGCGTTTGTTTGAAGCGATACACCCACGGGTCCACTTCCACTGACAATTGCAGATCCCCAAGCAGTAAATCCACGGGCTGTTTCAATGACCTCTTTGAATAACGTTCCTGCTTCATAGATCGCATTTCCAAAATCAGATTTTCCAGTTGTAGTTGCGGCATCATGTGTTACAGGAATGTTCTGAAACTGTCCAATGGTTTTATTGTAGTAAAAAATGCTTGATGTTAACGCTAGTGTTTGTGTTGAAAGTTTTACAGGAAATGATAATCTAATTTGTGTTTTCGACTTCAACGCAGAAGTAAGACCGGGTCCCACGTCATTGACTAACGTTCCAGATGCAAAAAATGTCCCAGAGTCTTGTTCAGGTTGCGAAACTTCATTGAACGGTTTCATTCGTTCAGTTTGTGGCGTTACAATCAAAGAATCGACAGCAGATTTGACTATGCTTGCAGTGAGTTCAAAGTCACCTGTAAACATGTCTTGTCTTGACACGATACCCGCCTCTGAGTCAGCATAGAATCGTGGGAGCGTCGATGGATAATTTACGCCTATGACGTTGCTAACAAATGCCACTGACTTTCTATCGTCATATGCTGACAAATATGTTCCAAGACGATCATCGCCTGTCCTTGCAACGAGAGGCATGCTAATAGTCGAATCAGAATCTCTTAGTGAACCCCGCGGTAACACCTTGCGGCGAGCGGGTGGAGGCATAAACGTAAAGATTGTACCTGCAGAATTCAGTCCGGGCCAGTGTTGATCTGGTTTTAGATTACATGAGTACGCTGCAGTTGCCCATGTGTTCGTATCAGTGTATCCTGTGCTATATTCAACACCGCCGTGTCTGTATTGTTGACGTTCAATGTCTCTGTATCCTAATCCCAAAGACAAGTCGCGGAATCGATTGGTTCCAGTTGGCATGAAAATGCCAATCACAGCGTGTTCTGAAGTTGAGGAAAAAATGAGACCATTTTTGGGTCCATATCTGAACTCAATCCACCCATTTTCATACAAAACAACTTCATATCGTATGACTGATGATGCAAATGCTCCTGCAGATGTGATTGAACTCCAACGGACTATCGTACGTCTGCCGCGAGGAGAGCGCACGTCATAAAAGTACTTGACGCCATAATCAATCAAGCTAAATTCTACAGGTGGTGCCTCGAGGCCTTGCTGAATCCGAAGGATTCGTGCTGCCGTCATCGCTCCACCGAGATCTGTCAAGTTATTCGTTACGTTGATCTGATCATCAAACCACGGTGCAAGCAATACGGGCTTTCCAATGAACGTTGATTTCACTGCTGAATTTGTGAAGTTATTTCCGCCCGTTATGATGTCAGCAACTGCAAATGTTCCTGTAGATGGGTCTACAAGAGCAATCCATCCGCTCGTCGCGGCGACGAATGATTTGTATGTGATTCCATCAAAGCTAAAATCGAACCCAAGAGGAATTTGACCACTTACTGCCTCTAGCGTGTACCCATCACCGACAGTTCCCGGAACTTTCGTGAACATAGTTGTTGGAATGTCAGTCAGACCGACTTCTGACGAAGTTATCCTTGTGAAGATGTACTCTTCGAACCGTCGTTGTGGTTGTTTTCGTTTTGACGTTGGCGTTGGCATCAGTAGGTCATTCCCCCGAAGGCGATCGAATCTGTTCCTATTGCGATGTTGTTATTGTAATCCCACCCACAGGCTGATGAACGTTGAGCAAAAGAAACATAATTGTCAGTTGAACCAGACATCAAACTAAGTGCTCCATCCATGTCGGTGCCCCGTGAAGATGTGAGCGCAACATTCCTTGGGTACCTAGCATCGACGAATGGGTCAAGGCTTGATTGTTTTAGCGTAAAGAACCCAGCATATGGAATTGCAGATCCTGATAGCATATCAACCATGTCGAGATACCAGAATTGATGGTTCACTGAATCCCACCTGTCGACAGTCAAAATTCTATCAGATGATGAAACGGGATCAGCATTTCCAGCCATCAGTGATCCATGAACTGCATGTGACTCGAATGGCGCTTCAATGCTAAAGAATGATGCAACCGCTCTGATTGTCAAGGGTTCTATGACACCATCAAATAAGTAATTTTCAAGTTGATCTGCATCTCCTGTGATGATTGGAAATGTGAATGTGTATTGTAGTTGAGCCCCAGTTTCAAGTTGTGATTGTCCACTGACATAATGAACGGGGTTGAAATAATCGATCTCAGCGAATGCTGCTTCCTGCCGAAAGTTTCGATCCATTCCGTACCGGTTTCGGTGCAAAACATGGCCAGGTTCACCGGCAGAAATTTTGACAGCACCTGCATCGAAGTACTTTTGTTGAGTCAGTTCAATGCCTTGTCTATAACCATCAATGAGCGACGTATCAATGCTCGATGTGTTGACAGCCTGAACAGGCTTGATGACAACCGTTGGTCCTTCATCAAAAAATGATGGCTCGAGGTGATGCTGATTTCTGTAGAAGTCAAGTGTAGACATCGATTAATATTTCCGGAGGACACCGACGATTTGTTGTAGAAGCAACACGTCTGTTATGCGATTTCGTTCAGATTCACTCAAATATGCCTCACTTACGGCATACTCCATCTTGTGACGCTCGAGCATGTGTGATTCTATCACAAAATTTGTGCCCTTGAATCGCGTCTTTCTTGGCACAAGTTGTTCAATGAATGTTCCAATTGACATGTCAAACCACTTGAAGAATTCAAAGAAGTCCTTGAAGTTCAATTTTTCACTGATCCGATTGAAGTACACTTGACGTAGCCTGTAGAGGTCAGGATAGTCCGGCGAAAATAACAACTCTGGACTTCCTATCGCGTTATCGATTGCATCAAACGTTGAGAACAACGTGACTATGTCTCTGTTCAATGCATCGACAAGTGAGAACTCAATTGACAATCGTGTGTCATCTGTCGGTTGTTCACTCTTCACAAGTTCATACACTGGGGCAGCAGATGCCCAAGGCGTTTCATCAATCAGATCTTGATTCTGGAACGATCGTACGCGGATCTTCTCGTTCGTCGAGGCTTCATCAAAATTTGGTGACAGATAACTGTAGTCGAAAATTTCTCCTACAAGACAATTCTTGTCGATTGGAAAACCTGTTCCTGCTACGTGGTTCAAATTGAGAGAGAAATCAAGGAATGATATGCTTCCCAGCGGGCCCAAGCTCGCAGTGCCATTTGCGAGGCGAATGGGTTGCTTTGTGAATGTATCAAGCCTCACACGTTCAAATGAACCAGAGCGAGTCTTTACGAAATTGTAGTTGACAAGAGGATCTTCAACTCCAAGTGATTTGTAGTTTCGTACATGTTCACGCCATTCAGTCGTTGTCAAGGCTTTCGACCAGACACGTAGGTTCGATAGCCAGCCATTGAATGTCGTCAATCTCGACCCACCGGGTGCTGTGAAAGAATTATTCAAAAATAGAAAGCCTGTTCCAGCACCTGAATTGATCGATTGATTTTGTCCAGCTACGATGAACGTGCCCGATGCATTCCCTGTGGAATCTAAGTGTCTAAAAACGTTCAATTCTCCTGCTTGTCCTGATGTTTCAAGGAAGAATGATGATGTTGTCTTGAAGAACGTGACCCGACCGTCATTTTCTGAAGCTAGTCTAAGAAAGTACGATGACGAAACAACAGACCCGATAGAATCATTTCGTTCACAGCCAAAAGAAACGTTCCATCTTGATCCATCGAATAAGCCAGGCGCTAGCATATCGAGTGACATTGAAAGGATTGGTGACGATCCTGTGTTTCCTGGGCGGATGTATAGAAGCAACTTTGGCGAAATGGATGATGAAACAGCTAACAGGTTCGCGACGAGGCCCGTTGTACCTGACATGGAACCAGTCGTACACAAGCGGACAAGACTTTGCGTGACGTTTGTCATTGCACGAATGTTGACAGGCGTATACTTCACGATCGTTTCAACCGTCCAAGATCCTGACGTTATGAGTCCATCACTACTGTTATTAGAAATTCCATTCGGCGGATACTGAAGTTGTTGAACAAACGTTCCAGCGATCGTTGGAACGCCTGGCTCGACGCGTGAAGATGACAAGTATGGTGAAATTGCCAATGACGATGTTTGAAATTCCAACATCACATTTGGTTCACGCTTTGTCTCTCGTGAAAATGACAATTGCCTTGTTGTGGGCCCGCCAAACTCTCTGATCCTCATGCTATTTTCTGGGTCAATGCCAACTGCACGAAGGAACGATTTGATGCTGTGTTGTGTTCCCTTTGATTTTAAAACGTCATGAATATTGATCAAGACTCGACGCAAGAGTTCATTTTGAACATGTTTGAGTGAGAATACATTCGTCGCAATGTCTTGTCCGATATTCTCGGCATTGATGTACTGGTCGATGGACGAGTTGTTGAACATCGGTGGTAGGTGAAATCCGTACTGCTTCACGAGATCATACAAAAAGTTATCAGGAATCGTGTCAGTTTTGTCGTAATCAACGTATCTCAGAGAACTAAATGCATCGAGATACAATTTCATCTCATCAAAGAAGCGCGCCCAAATGTACAAGAATGACAGGATGATCTGAGTGCTCCCCATCTGCCCCTGACCGGGAATCCCATTTCCCGCGTACAATTGGCCCGCATTTCCTTCAGGTTCTTTGAATCCATCCTGCACTGCGCCTTCTAGAAGGTAGTGTTGTGGAATAAGCTTCGTAATCAAGTTTGGATTTGCCTGATCATATAGTGTTGCTGACGACAACAAATCTGTGTTCAATGCTATCACTGGCGCATATGCTGGGAACAAAACAGTGGTTGTTTCGGGTAGTTCATAGATCATTGGGTTCAACGAGTCTGTTGCAGCATTCTGCCTCAAGGATGTTGTAAACGCATTGATTAATGCATGCAATGAGTTACCTGAACTGTCGAGTACGATAGAGTTGACTGAATCTGTTGCGTTCGTTGAAATTGAAGCTGGTTCATTGAACCGATAATAGAGCTTCAATTCAGGCGTTGCATATATTGCCTTTCGGGCAAATAGTTGTTGTTGGAGTGCGCTACGGGTCGAATGAAAGACCCTAAATTCATCGATGCTTCCGCTGAATGTTTGAGTTGGAAGAACGGTAGTTGTTCCAAGCGACAGTAGCGTTCCACTTCCTATCACAAAATCTGATGCATCAATGCCTAGTTCACCGATTGCATACTTGCTTTGCGATGCGTCAACTTGCTGTGAATCGAGAAAGAATTGAAGGAAGTGTACGCCAAGTTCTCGATTTAATGTCACCGTAATGTGATTGAATGCACCTTTTGTGAGAAGTGTACTTGTCGTTATTGCATTGCTTCCTGAGACGACGCTGAACCTTGCTTCACAAGTCGTTGTTGAAATAGTCGGAACGATATACATCGAGAAGCCTGCTGCGCTGCCAGATAGTTTTTGAAACAGGACTTGAGTTCCAACGGTTGCAATCGATGGCACGAAGACTTGAGCCTCAATTGTTAGCGAGGCATCATCTTTTGGGTTCAGGATTGATTCACCAGTTTTGTTCTTTGAAATTTCTGGGTACAGTGCGCCTGCAGCGTCCTTGACTTTGATCCACGTTCCTTTCGTTCCGTCAGTGTCTTCACCAACAACGGTGCCAGAAAATAGCAATTGGCCCCTGTATCGTGGAAATTGATCGAAGACCCACCTGTCGAACCCCGTGAGCTTCTCAAAGAATGCTTCAACTTCAGACTTGGTACCATCAAACGGATATCCGTTGATTATTTGGTCAAATGCAAGATTTGCTTTTGCCTCAGCTGATGAAAAAAACACATGGTTCTGGAAGGTCGACCAGTCTGTATTCAACTGTTGCGTTGATTTTAGTGGTGCACCCAAAGGATCATAGATGAATGATGACGTGCTCTTGATGTTAGTGTCAGAAATTTCACTGAACGTAAGCTGCAACGGTCTGCTGTCTTGCAACGCAGCTTTCAAGAATGAAGGAATGTACGGTGATGTTTTTATCGTCACTGGAGATCACTTATCCTGAACACAGGCGATGCTGCAAGGTATCGTTGTGTGTTATTTCCCGTCACTAGTAGCACATCTATGACGTATGATCGTTCGTGCGTCAAATTTGACATATCGAGCTTGAAGAACATTCCAGAGACGTCAGATGACACTTTTGTCGAATTTCCAACGATGTCGAATGGAATGACCATTTCGTTCGTTGACGTATCACGAACTCCATAATACACGTCTCTGATCGTAAGACCGGGAAGTTGAAATGGAGTTCTCTTGAATATGATTGTTGGTGACGATTGGTCGAATATGTTTACTCTCAACACTGTTTCTTCGTCTGAACGGTGGATGTCATGAAGACCGAGCACTGAAACAACAAATGTTTTTGGATCGATTGACGTTGAGGTTCGTGAGGGCCATGTGACAGTGAGAGCACTTCCAGTGAGGAACGTGACACTTCCGTCAAGTGAACCCCAGATCGGCGTAAATTTGACCGAGCCAGATTGTGCAAGTTTTGTAGCAACAGTCGAATCTGTTGAGGAAACGATGACAGATGCTGAATAAATTCCTGCGATGGGGATTGTCCATGCCTTATGCTGCGATCCTGTGAATACGAGATTATACCAACCGCCCGAAATCTCAGTTGCGAGCTTTAGAATTAGTGAATTTGAACCTGTGATTTGTGTCAATGATGAACCAGATGTGATATTTGCTGGTGCATTTCTCACATAATTGTACAAAAACAGGTAACCCGTGTTGTCAAACACAATGCTTTGTGCGTCATCAGTCACAGAATCATCAAATTTGACGACTAGACGTGGATGTTTGTCTTCATTGAATGCAGTTCGAGAACCAAACCTTTTCACGAAATATGTGTGAGTGTCTTCTTCGATCGTTGTATCAAATGAAATTCTGAACCCGCTGTCAGGAATCACTCCAGCTAAAGTAGATGAGATCATTGGCGTTACGTCTACGTCAAGGTCCTCTTCACCCGTGGTAAAGAATTGCGATGCTTTAAGACTCGAGGTAAATGCTGAACCTGTGATGTAGTCACACGCATTGACAGCTAGACCACCAAGAGCACACCCAGACAACAACCAAGCTCCACCTGCTCGCGAGCTCGAAAGAAAGTTACACACGTCATGGTCTGAATAATAGACGACATCTTTTCCCAAACCTTCATCGAATGAACGTGAAAGAGGATAGACCATTGCAGTGAAACCTACTGGTGTTGGTTGCCCACCGTACACATCTCGCAGTTGTAGTTTACACTTGAATGTGGGACTTGTGATATCGATCTTTCCTTGATTGACTAAAGACCTTAGTGGCGCAAGATCAAAGTGAACAAAGAGTCTTGATAACTCTGTAAGTGCAGTGCTTCCACTTATGGTGATACCGTACAACTTGAACATGTCAAGTGATCCCGCCGCACCGAGGCTTGATGTTAGGCTCCTGCGACCGTTAATGAAACGATCTGTTATGTACGTGTCCTTATCAGCACGAAGAATTTTGAACATCAAACAACGGCCTTTCCCACGATGTCGACCTCAGGAAATCGCACTTCGAAGATCCCACCTGGAGGTGGGAAGATGATCCCCTGTTTTGTATTGCTTCCAACATCGAACGTCAATGAACTATAGTCCCTGTTTGCAACTTTTCCTGAGATGCTATTGAATAGAACTCGATCGACTGAGATGATGCCCTGAACTGTAAATATTGTGTTTACGACGTCTGATGTCACGATCGGTTGATCGATATGAAAGTTCTTAATATCAAATTGTGTTTGCAATTTTGTCAAGACGTTCTGAAGTACGATGCTTCGGTTCAATGATGGATCAACGACGACCTCAAATGTCAATGTCAGGTTTATGATATTTGCATCGAGAATGTCGATCGCATCAGATATCATTCTGTATGGATTGAGGAACACAGATAGGTTCTGTTTCAACGTATCAGGTGACGTTATCAATTTCTGTTCAGGAGTACGGGACACTATGAATAGTTGTGTCGCCAATGGATTGTTTGGATTCGATCTGATCGCTGCCCTAAAGACACGGCCAAAATTCGATGGAATGCTATAGATTCTCGCGAGCAAGTCTTCTCTTGTGACAATGCGTTCTTGTGAATTTCTGATCGATGGAATCAGCGCTATCAATTCATCAGATGTCGGAGCATCTTCTCCACCAGATGCTTGTTTCTTATTTGAAACCTCAATTGTTCCCTTCACGTTAGCAGCGATTGCAGGTGATGGATTCCCAGGAAAGAAGACCTTCAACATGCTTGTCGTTTTGATGTTTGTTGGTGGAACATTGTGATTTAGTCCCCCTCCATATCGATACGTTACGCTCAACGTTGTGCCAGTTGCAGCTACACCGAGTGTCTTTGTTTGTAGAAGTTGTTCTGGGTTGACAGATATTCTCGAAAATGTTCTTGCATATGGGAAAGAAATTGCAAAATCAGAAGGATCAGGGATCACATCATCATCAAGAGTGTTTGCACTTCCACCACCAAACGTGAGTATCGTTTTTCTTGAAGCAAGATCTCCAACGGCTGTGAATCTGTACGGTGCTGGGATTACCTTTATCGCATCTCGAACAAGAGTGTTGTCCTTTGCTGTATTTAGAACGTTCTTGTATACAACGTCATGTGTCAATGAATTGACGCGATAATAGATGTTTCCAAATGCATCAGTGATATTGACGATGTCTGTGACATTTGCGTTTGAGAGCGTGATCTTTCTAAACGGTGTGAATGTACTATCGATTGAGATGTTTTCAGTCACTTCAGTTCCTGAGACGCATAGTCCGTCAGACGCCATGATGAATGAGGCGGGCGCGCCCGAGGCGGACTTCGTACCGACCCTAATCTCAGCAACATATGTTCCATCTGAACGCTTCTTGTTGAAATCAACGTCTTCCATGAGGATGAAACTAGTTCCATTGTCGGCAGCAAAGATGCATCCTGCTTGCACAATTGGGATCGCATCTGTTGACGGTCCTATTACGTTATTGACCATTGCGGCGGGAACCTGAACAAAGATCGTTTCATTCACAACAGCGGGGGAAGCACCAACAATCTCAATTCCAGACGTCCGAAGAGCGCGCTCGATGTTGACGGTTTCAACTGCTGTCTCTGGGCTTAGTTCGGCATATTGATGATCGAGATAGAACGACATGTTGTCGCCGACATATGCAGCAAAATCTAAAAAGAGTCCTCCCAAGGACGCATCAGAAAAATCCTTGATCCGATCGGGATAATAGAGGCGTGCGTATTCGAGCAGTGACGCCCGCAGTGAATCAAAGTCGCGACCGAGGTATTTCCTCTCGCGCACATTCTTTAGATCATCACGTTTGAGACTCATTATTCACCCGCTGCAGTTAAGTATCGTAACCTATGAGATGGCAGACTGCAATCACATAGCATATAGCACTAACTCTAAGGCGCGCGATTTCACGTTTAGCGCTATTACACTATACGTCACCGTGACCCGAATGATAGCGGTGTTCTTGTTGTCTGTGTGATCAGTGACTGAAATGAAATCTTCGAGGCTGACATAGGGCATCCATCGACTGACTGCTGAACTGATTCGTTCGATCGTTTTTGAATCAAAATCATCAAGCGACACAAGATCTGACATCAATGGGCGTAAGTTTGCGCCAAAATCATATGATCCGAGGCGCTCACCCCAATTTGTCATCAAGAGGTTTCTTAAGTTGTCATGCACTTGATCTGTTAGACTAGAGTGCATGGCAAGAATTTCTGCCTGCTCACCATATCCCAAGCGTAACGGTGTTTTGATTCCAATCGGAACAACAGCAGACGTCAATTGTTCGACTAGTTTTTGCTCTTGCGTCTTGCCGGCGCTCTTGAAACTATATAATCCCATGTTAACATAAGTATGTGTTAGATCAGTCCCGTCAACTTAGCAACGCTCTTTGAAATATTGCCAGATCCCACGATGAGTCCTACGATATCGGTGCACACCATTGCAACGACGTTCTTAAGCCAAATCATCAATGATGCCATCAACAATCTTGGGACTGTCAACAACATCCCAAGTGCAGTTAAGAGGTCGATCAATAGGTCTAGTGCTAAGCTGAGTACCTTTTTGGGAAGCCCAGGAAGATCTAGGATAAGTCCCAATGCTGGGGGCAATACAAGTTTCTTGAGTAAGTCAAACGGTAACTTGAGTAACCCAACGACCATGTCAATAAGTATGAGAGGCGGTAACGCAGGCATCACTATTCCTGGGATCGGCGGCGGAAGCAAGTCTGGTAGTTTTGGTGGGATCGCTGGTAATGGGATTGACGGGGGCTTTAGTTCGATCTTGAGGTCAGCTAACTTGAGCATGAGCTTTGGGACTGGCATCTTCAATTTTGCGGCAAGTTCTGGTGGTGTGAATGGAAGATCTAAGTCGATTCCAAATGGGCCCGAAACGTCAAAAATTGGGAATAGGGGTGTGCTGCCTGCCATGTCTAATGCCGTTGCTGTTCCACCAAAGAGCGTGTCAACAAACACAGTGTGCCACATCATTGATTTTTCTTTGTCAAGCAATTGTTCTGACATCAATGCTGCAAATGGGTCTGGATCAAACCAAAATAGCGATTCTTTGTGAAGCGTTGTCACATTGACAATCGGCGGTCCTGCTATCGGAGGTAGTGGCACGATGGATGAAAATACCTTAGTTGATGATGATCCGCCATGGCCGACAGAATTTCCTGTGACCAAGAGTGCTAAAACCTCTGCGACAAATTTGTCTCGTGAGGGTTTTGCAACTTTCCCGTCCTCTAAAACGCCAGCAGACGTAAGTACCTTATCATAAGGTGAACCCATTAGACGTTTGCTTTTCGAAGGTTACGAAGGTATGTTTTTCCGCTTTTAAAAATCACTTAATTAGTACCTTACGCGCAAATGTGCCATTTAATCCGTCTGCTGCACCTTGAACGCCGCCCCACGTATCGATGATTGGTTGAGCAATTACTTGGCCGCCGGCACCCATATTGTTGACTTTTGTGCACATGATGGCCATGTTCGCGTCCTCGCCACCCAATTTAATGACGCTCAACTTTGCAGGCGTGAGAATTATCTCTCCGTTGGTCTTTATGATGATTGATGCACACGTTGCAGCAGACGCATCAACGTCTAAGACGTTTCCATCTGCATCTGTTTCTTTAGCACCCGTAACAAGAATGACAATGTCTTTGCGAGCGATGAATCTGATCTTGTCAGATTTTACGACGATCGCGCCGAAGCCATCAACACCATCTTTGACTGCACTTTTTGTGTGAATTTCTACGACGTCAGCGATCTCAAAATTCTTGTCGGGAAGCGTGTGTTGAGAGATCAACACACGACTTCGATCGTTCTTGAAGTCTGGATCACCTTCGGTGTTCGATACGTCTTTATGTGCCTTAGCTAATTCTTTCTTACCGATTGAATTTGTTACAGTTTTTCCTAGTGTCTTGTCTGTCTGCCCGCGACCAGCGACGAGATCTATTGAGCCTGATCCGTCACTTGGATCGTCTTCATCGGGCAAAGATGGCACTTTACCCTTTTTTGCATCGTCGCTGTATTTCGCAACAGGACCTACGCGGTCTCGGCCGACAGATATGAGTGCATTGTTTGTACCTTCAAGGACAAACTCCCCAGGACGTTTTCTGTAGCGCGGAACAGCTTCATACTTCATCAGCTTTCCAGCGTCAGTGTCCTTCATTAACGTTTCATATGCCTTGTCATCTCCTGGTAATGTTGCTGACTCTGGCTCTGTGTAACGTTCTCCATCTTTTGTTGCTGCACGACCATTTCTGAATTCGTACTTGGGATCATCTTTTCCTTCATACACATCCTTTATTCCTGGGTGGAATGATGGGTCATATGCACGAGGTGAATGAACGTGATTTACGTCCTCAACAAATCCAGGCTCTGTGATTCGACAAAACCAATAACCTAAATCTGTTTGAATGCTTCCAGGGGCTTCAAACATTACCCAAATGTGTTCGCCAGGCTGACATGGAAGTGCCAAGTTGGGTGGGAAGAATGGAAACAGAAACATAGGAGATTCTGTTGCAGATGACGTTGCATCTAGCACCCGCCGAGCGATCACTGTATTTCGTGGCAATACTTTGGCAAATTGCATGTTTGCAACACCAATTGTATGTTCCCAATATGACAACTTCTTTTCATCAACAGACGTCGGATCGAACACAGTGTCGAGTATGACGAATCGATAAAAATGTGGAAGATCAGCCTTTGTACCGTGGCTATATGTGGCACGCGTTCGAAGTACTTCTTCTCCGCGGCCTTCTGCAACGAATCTATCAATTTTCTCGTATGGGTTTCCGCTCATCTATGATTTATCTTACGAAACATCTCCTCAGAATCTATCTCGTCTGTACCCCGTTCAGCTTTAGCTATTAGCTCAGCTAACTTGATGAGCTGATCATTTGCTTTGCTCATTCTCTCGATGTAAGTAGAAATGGTCTTTCCGTGAACGGCATGTTCAGTGCTCTTGTTCTCAACGATCTTCACCAGTCGAGCGAACATAACATATGCATTCTGTCGATCCGAGATAGCATTTTCGTAGATCTCTTTCCAAAGTTGCCTCTTTTTGTCATCGAGTGACTCAATGTTTTTTAGCAACTCACCAAAATCACGAAGACGTTCGTCAACGTTGCGTTCAGTGACCTCTACGATTCCAGGCCCGATATCTTCTTCTTCGTCAGCCATTGTTCACCTCAAAAGTGTTTCGTTTTTTCATTTCTCTTTGTATGGCTTTTTCACGCATCAACTGTTTGCTAGCTTCACTTCGCTTTGTTCCAAAGTTCGGATTATTTTGTCCCAATTTACCAAACATGCCATTTCCTACACCTGAACGATTGATGGACACCTTTTTTCTCGTTGACTCTTTGACGAATTTACGTTTGTCTTTAACGTGATCAAAACATAATTTTCTGATGATTGCTTCTTCAACAAATGACAATTTAATGTCTGAGTATGTCTTTCCAGAGAGAATCCTGCTTATTGAACTTTGTGTGATATTAAATTGCTTTGTTAGTTCGCGTTGTGATGTACCAGTCAAGTAAGCTCGTTTTAGACAAAGCACTTCTTCGTGTGTTAGTTTTGCACTCGGGCTATTCGATCCACGGTGGCCAATTCGTTGTGCAAGAGATGGTTTGTAGCCAGACGTTCCATCACCCCCAG